ATCGTTGATCTCTGCTTTCACTCTCTAAGGGTCGCTACTCCTCGTCACTGAGATTCAGCAGACTTCAGTCGTGGGTGTTGAGCTCGAACAGCTTGACGAAGGTCAAAATCTCAATAAATGTCTTGACGATAATTATGAGCTATGAGGATAGCTACGCGTAGCGCATAACTACACACTTAAGCTAAAGTACCATTGAGTTTCCCAAGCAAGCAAGCATTTGAAGTGGCACAAATAAGCAAATAGCGAGAGATGGTGTGATATCCCTGTACCCGATCACTTAACACTAATGCCTCTTAACATGAAAGGAAAATCTAAATCTAAAATCTAAATCTACTGTGATATTGTCATTATTATTGCCCAGTCTCTAAGTCATGTTGCAATGCACATATTGATAATCCACTATTACGCATGGGATGAGTATTAACCTTAATCTACTTAAACCTACAACATCTAGTATTGCTTGCCATCTATCAACAGTTATATTGTATGCCCTAGCCGCAAATTTGACACATAAAGAATACCAAGTCAAACTGGGGTAGTCCGTTATCTAGACACTTACAACTGCCTCTTCCACGAAATGATGGAAGGTCGTTCTGGACCAGAAACTATTATGAATGACATCTTCCCGAACACGTTTAGGAGTTCCGGACATAGTCTTGCTGTCTTTTGCAATTCCGCACTTGTGACTGCCAACATCGCTGCTAGTGAATCAAAGGCATCAGGGGCTGAGACAGCATTGACTACGGAGGTCCGGTACGCCATATTAAGTGTCATGTCGTAACTGTTGTTGACTCTTCTCTTCAATTCATTGACTATTGGTCTCATATCCTTCATCGCAACGGGATAGAATGATACTACTCCATTCTTGTCTTGGTACTCTCTCAGGTAGTATGAAAATACTAAGAACAGAAGTGTCTCTCTTAACGTGGCGATCAACCGGGTTTGTATCTGAAGGATGGAATAATCGTACTTGGTTGGTATCTGATTGTCATGGACAAACACTGGGTTCATTTTCCTGATTGCAAAATACAATCTGTCATCTATTGCCCATTTTTGGTTAGCTCTGTCACCCATTCGGATCATTGCATTCGAAACAGAAATCATGTCCGTAGGTGGTCGAGTGTTCATCATGAAGGACTGAAAGTTTATTGATTTTGACCGATCCATCGCGCTGTAAGAGAAGTCAATCACCTCTGAAGT